CTAATTTGGTGTTTTCAGCTGTGATTAAACAAGCCGACGGCATTAAATCAATCGTGGTTCAATATACTAGTACTACAATTGGAACTAACACATTCACCTACACATATACCGCACTTAGTTAATGTATAAAACCGTCGAAAGAAATTCTAACCAACGGTTACTCGATTGGTATAATTTTAGACAACAACTTGACACATCGGCTAGTCCATTGGCCGATGTGGACCAATACTTCCAAACTGTACCTCGAGTAAAAATATACACCGATCCGTACGACCAATCCACTTGGCCAACCGCATGGGAACTGATTAATGAAAACGAATACTGTCCGTTTAACATTATATTAGCAATGTGTTATACTCTTCAATTAAGTAATCAATTTAAAAATGTAACACCCACGATTACCATTACACTAGACAAAATCAATAAAACAGTATATTATTTGTTATTCATAGATGATAAGGTCTACGGCTACGATGAAACCGGCTGGATCTCCGCTAAAACACTACCGAAAACGCTGATGAATTTAAAGATCTACAGCATGGCGCCTCTCCACTAAATAAGTTTTCTAACAGATAAAGAGTATGCCGCATTGGCAATAAAGAAAGACACTGAGAATAATAAATGACAAACATTACTGTAATTAAACGTAGCGGCAAAAAAGAACAATTGACCATTGAAAAATGGCAAACTCAAATTGCAAAGGTATGCAAGGGTATAGCCGATGTTAGCCAATCAATGATCGAAATTAAAAGCCAGCCGCACTTTTATGACGGTATTACAACACAAGAAATTGACGAAATCACTCTAAGAGCTATTGTTGATCTAATCAACATCGAACACAATCCAGACATCGGACATGTTAACTATCAATATGTAGCAGGCAAGCAACGATTAAGTATGTTGCGTAAGGATGTATATGGTAGCTACGAACCTCCGCACCTTTACAGCATTGTAAAAAAGAATGTTGAGACTGGGCTATACACTCGAGAACTATTAGAGTGGTACACAGAGGACGACTGGAACAAGATGAATGACATGCTGGATCATGAGAAAGATGAACAGTATGGATACGCTGCAATTGAACAGCTAATTGAAAAATATCTAGTAAAGAATCGTGCCACTAAGGAAATTTATGAAACACCCCAAATTAGATACATGGTCGCGGCAGCTACAGTTTTTCATAAAGAAGAGCCAAACGCTGCCAGAATGCGATTTATCAAAGAATATTATAACGCGGCTAGCGACGGACTATTCACCTTGGCAACGCCTGTCTTGGCTGGCCTCGGAACACCGACTAAGCAATTCAGCAGTTGCGTCCTTATTCGCAGCGATGATGATTTAGACAGCATCTTTGCCTCTGGGGAGATGATGGCCAAGTATGCCAGCAAGCGAGCAGGCATTGGTTTAGAGATAGGACGACTACGTCCTTTAGGCAGTCCCATCCGTGGTGGTGAGATCATGCACACAGGTATGATACCATTCCTGAAAAAATGGTTTGGAGATTTGCGTTCGTGTTCACAAGGAGGTATCCGCAATGCTAGTGCTACAGTATTTTATCCTATTTGGCATCATCAGTTTGATGATCTTATCGTACTTAAGAACAACCAAGGAACCGAAGAAACCCGAGTCCGTCATATGGATTATGGGGTTGTGCTTAGTAGCTTCTTCTGGAGACGATTCAGAAACAAAGAAGACATAACTTTCTTTGATCCTAATCAAGTTCCGGATTTATACGAAGCGTTCTATACAGATACAAAGTTGTTTGAACAGTTATATGTAACATATGAAAAGCGTAAAGACTTACGCACTAAGACAATGTCAGCTGAAGAAGTATTCAAGAGTGGCATTCTAAAAGAACGCACTGACACTGGACGTATCTATCTAGTGTTCATTGACAATGTGATGAATCAAGGTCCGTTTGATCCTGAATACCACGCCATTTACCAGAGTAATCTTTGCTGTGAAATACTTTTACCTACTAAGTCCTTTAAACGTCTGGATGACGATAGCGGTCGTATCGCACTTTGCACCCTGGGCTCAATCAATTGGGGTGCGTTCCGTAACCCAGAAGATATGCGCCGTGCTTGTCGTATACTGCATCGTAGCCTCAACAATATTCTTGACTATCAAGACTTTCTTTCCATCCAGTCTAAACTATCCAACGACGAAATTAGACCGCTCGGAATCGGAATCACAAACCTTGCCTACTGGCACGCCAAGCGAAGCCTCAGGTACGGTGAGAAGGATGCTCTAGGTGAAGTTAAGACTTGGATGGAACATCAGGCATACTACCTAACTGAAGCTAGTGTTGAACTGGCTAAAGAACGTGGCGCTTGCTTACATAGTGAGAAGACACGCTACGGTCAAGGCACTTTCCCCTGGGAGCTACGTGCCAATGGCGTAAACGAACTAGCAGACTTTACTCCTGAGCTTGACTGGGAAACTCTAAGAGCACAGATGAAAGAATATGGTGTGCGTAACGCTACACAAATGGCAGTTGCTCCTGTTGAATCCAGCAGTGTAGTAATTAATTCAACTAACGGTATCGAAATGCCTATGAGCTTGATTTCAGTTAAAGAATCAAAAGCTGGATCATTTGTACAAGTTGTTCCAGAGTATACTAAACTTAAAAACAAGTATCAAATGATGTGGGAACAAAAAGATTGCGTAGGTTATTTAAAAACAGCATCGGTTATTGCGGCCTATGTCGATCAAAGTATTTCAACTAATACCTTTTACAATCCAGCACACTGGGCAGATCGTAAAGTGCCAACTACATTGATTGCCAAGAACTTAATGCAGGCTCACGTATGGGGATTAAAAACTTTCTACTACAGTTTGATTAATAAAGCGGGTAGCAAGGCTTTAGAAGAACCGACGCCAGAAGTACATTATAACGGATTCCATAACGAACGTGAATTAATTGAAGACGAAGATTGTGAGGCTTGTAAACTATAATGCTAGAAACTATATGTGATATAATGGTAGACGCTTATAAGCGTAATTGGATTACAAGTCGTGATGGCAATGTGAGTATTCGTCACCACGACCGTAATCACTTTTACATTACACCTAGCGGTGTACGTAAGCAGACTCTACAACCTGATCAGTTTAAAAAGATTAGAATTGAACAAACTATTAACAGTGGTAGTGGTACAGCTACTTTTAATTATAATTGGCACGAAGTGCCGTATACAGATATCAGTGCCAATCTTATACCTAGTGGAGAGATTCCATTACACTTTGGTCTACAGAAAGAATTAGGGCAGCATAATGACGAGGTTCGTGTAGTAGTACATGTACATCCTACGTATTGTATCGCAGCCATGCATGCCGGTATTGATCTAAGTACGGTTAGTGCAGCGTTTCCGGAACTTAATCGATATACAAAGGTAGCACCTAACGTTGGTGATGTACCTCCTATTAGTCAAGAGCTTGCAGACCAATGCCATAAGCAGTTGAAATTAGATAAGCATGGTAACATAGCCTACGACATAGTAGGCATTAAAGGCCATGGCGTAGTAGCTATTGATACTAGTCCATGGCGTGCTTATGAACACATTGAACGACTAGAACACATTTGCAAGATAGTACTTGCTTCAGGAAATTATTAAAATGTCAAAACAACAATACGACTTACACACAAAAACAGACTACACTAATCGTAAGATGTTTCTGGATCCAGCAGGACCAGTTACTATCCAACGCTTTGAAGAAGTTAAATATCCTAAGATTCAAAATTTTGAAACAACAGCTCGGGGATTCTTTTGGGTTCCGGAAGAAATTAGCCTAAGTAAAGATGCCAACGACTTCAAAGATGCCAGTGATGCAGTCAAACATATCTTTACCAGTAACCTCCTACGTCAAACAGCCTTAGATAGTCTACAAGGTCGTGGACCAAGCCAAATCTTTACTCCTGTAGTAAGTCTTCCAGAATTAGAAGCACTGGTCTATAATTGGACATTCTTCGAAACAAACATTCACAGTCGTTCATACAGTCACATCATTCGTAACATTTACAATGTACCTAAGGATGTGTTTAATACTATCCACGACACTAAAGAGATTGTCGACATGGCCAGTTCAGTTGGCAATTACTATGACAAATTACATGTAATCAATTGCCGCAAAGAAGCTGGCATTGCTGTAACAGAACACGAACACATTAAAGCAATCTGGATGGCACTTAATGCCAGCTATGCACTAGAAGCCTTCCGCTTTATGGTATCGTTCGCTACAAGTCTAGCCATGGTAGAGAATAAAATCTTTATCGGCAACGGCAACATTATCAGTTTGATTCTACAAGACGAATTGCTACACAAAGGTTGGACAGCCTATTTGATTAATCAAGTGGTCAAAGAAGATCCTCGATTTGCTCAAGCAAAGATTGAGTGCGAAGCAGAAGTCTATCAACTGTATATGGATGTTATTCGTGAAGAAAAAGAGTGGGCTACTTATTTGTTTAAAATGGGTCCAGTTATTGGCCTTAATGCTAACATCCTTCGAGACTTTGTAGATTACACAGCAATGGGGGCACTAAAGGATATTGGTATTAAATATCAAAGCACTGCTCCTAAGTCAACACCTATTCCTTGGTTTAACAAACATAGCGATACAAGCAAAAAGCAAACAGCCCTTCAAGAAAGCGAAAGCACAAATTATGTTATTGGAGTAATGAGTGATGCTGTTGACTATGACGAGTTACCTATGCTATAATACAGCAAGGAGAAATAATGTTAACAGTATATACGAAAGATAATTGTCCATTTTGTGATCGTGCTAAAGCACTATTAGAAAATAAGGGCGTACAATATAATGCAATAAATGTGGGACAACAACCAGATGCTAGACAGTTTTTAGTTGATCAAGGTTTACGATCAGTTCCACAAATTTTTAACGGTGATGCTTTGTTAGAAGGTGGTTATCAAGGCCTTGCCAGTAAGCCATCAGAATTTTTTGAACAATTTAAAGGATAAAAATGTTATTAGAAAAATCAAAATTCGCCGAAGGCGACATTGTTAGTTTTAAACTAGTAAGCGGCGACGAAGTAATTGGAAAATATGTAAAAGAAGATATGACCTGTTATACCATTGCAAGACCAGTAATGCTAGCAATGACACAGAAAGGTCCAGCAATGGCACCGGTGATGATGACTGTTGATCCCGATAATGATTATAGCATTACAAAATCAGTAATCCTATTCAACGGATCAACGGTTAAAGAAATTGCAGATCAATACCTATTTCAAACTACTGGTATTCAACAAGTTAGTGCAGGCAGCATTATTAAATAATATATGTTAGACATCACCGAAGCTACAGTGGATTTTACTACACCATTTACACAGACTATAACTGTATTAGTGACAGTAATCGATCCGCTAACTGGCGAGGAAACAACAGCACCAAGTACAGACTTGCCGACAGTTACTCCGAGCTTTAGTGATCCCGGAGTAACTGTTACTACGTCACCTGGCACTGTGGTAATATCTGGATCTTATATAACAATATTGCCAACATCGTGGACCTGGTTGGATACGTTTGGTATTTTAGTAACAGATCCCGAACCTCCCGAACTAGGTACGTATCGAACTATTACTAAAGTAGATAGTCCGTCATCTCGAACTGCTATTTGCACGTATGCAATTAACGGAGATAGCTTTGCACATACTGTTGTGCTTCCAAGTTACACTCCTATTGCAAACAAACTAAAAAGTTTACTACAGGCGGTATCATAATGGGAAATCCAGTAACACGAAAAGGTGACAAAACTACCGGGCATAGTACTTACAAACCAAGGCCAGCAACCGGAGCAAGTCCTAATGTATTTGTCAACGACATTCCGGTTAACCGAGAAGGTGACGGATGGGCTCCGCACGGCGGCGACCCAGCTTACCGCGGCGACCCCCATCCGGGAGAAGGTAACCACACTACTTCAGCAGGGTCCGGAACGGTGTTTGCCAACAATAAGGCAATTGCACGAATTGGGGATCCAGTTGAAGACGATACTATTGCCGCAGGTAGTTCTAATGTATTTGCCGGATAACGCTCATAACCGATTGACAATTCTCAAACAAGACTTTACAATATAAGTATGAAAAATAAAATCATACTTACAGACGCAGACGGTGTACTCTTAGATTGGGAGTATGCTTTCGATGTATACATGCAACAACACGGCTTTACTAAACAAGACGGCGGCAATCTAAAATACAATATCGGAGCTCGATATGGTATTGACCCGGATCAAGGTAAACGCTTAATTAAAATCTTTAACGAATCAGCTCACATGGGATTCCTACCCCCACTACGTGATGCTATGTTCTATGTTAAACGACTTCACGAAGAGCACGGATATGTATTCCACTGTATTACCAGTTTGAGTACAGATGAAAACGCACAAGAACTTAGGCGTATGAATCTGCGTAAACTATTTGGTGCTACAGCATTTGAGAAATTTATATTCTTAGATACTGGAGCCGATAAAGATCAAGTACTTGAACAATATCGTGATAGCGGTCTGTGGTGGATAGAGGATAAAATTGTAAACTGTCAAGTTGGCACTAGTCTAGGACTCAATAGTTTACTCATGGAACACGGTCATAATATGGACTACAATGATCCAAACATTCCTAGAGTCAAGAATTGGAAAGACATCTATGAAAGAATTACTGCGTAAAGTTTGGAGACTTTGGGCAAAATCAATTGGTGAAAAAGCTGGTAGAACTGTACAAGAAGCAGATCAAGTAGCCATAATTCGAACAGTAATTATTATTACCTACATAATAACAAACTGTTTCATTATTGCGGGTGTAATTCGACACTGGTAATAACTAATATAACAAGGAGACCATAACATGGCACAAAACAAATATTCAGAATTTACAGCAATCGTAGAAGCAATGGAGGCAGACTTTGAAAAGTTCTATGATAAAGAAGTAGGTGCCGCTGGTACACGAGTACGCAAGCATTTACAAGAACTAGCCAAACTGTGTAAAGAAACACGTAACGATGTAACTACTGTTAAGAACGCACGTAAAGAGCCAAAATAATACGATAAATATAGTGTCTACAAGGAGACAGTAATGGCGTATTCAGAAAAGGTTATTGATCACTACGAAAATCCACGCAATGTAGGATCGTTTGAAAAGAATGATCCTACAATTGGCACTGGTATGGTGGGGGCTCCGGCTTGCGGTGACGTCATGAAACTGCAAATCAAAGTAGAAGACGGAGTAATTACAGATGCCAAATTCAAAACATACGGATGCGGATCAGCCATTGCAAGCTCAAGCCTCGTTACAGAATGGGTCAAGGGAAAAACACTTGACCAAGCGGGAAAGATTACTAATTCAGAAATTGCTGAGGAACTTGCCCTTCCACCGGTTAAAATACATTGTAGCATACTTGCAGAAGATGCAATCAAAGCGGCTGTAGCAGATTATCGAACAAAATATGATATCGCTAACTGAAAAGGCTGCTAGTAAGATCAAACAACAATTAGATCGCCGGACACAAAGCCTAGGAATTCGTGTAGGTGTAAAGACTACTGGTTGTTCTGGTTTAGCCTATGTATTAGAATACGTAGATAGACCCACAGCCGACGATATGAGTTTTGTGGATTACGGTGTACATATTTTTGTAGATCCGAAAAGTCTAGTCTACTTAGAAGGACTACAAATGGATTGGGTACGCAATGGACTTAATGAAGGTTTTGAGTTTACCAATCCAAATGAAAGAGATAAATGCGGCTGCGGAGAATCATTTAGGGTATGACAAGAGTTTGGTCCAGATCTCACACGCAACACTGGATAACACAGTTAGAAAATAGAATTGAAGATATCGACTACTATCTCAATCATACAGTTAACTGGTGCGAAGAACGAGGGATAGATAACGATCAGGCAGTATTTGTCTGTGCTGTTATGACTGTAGTTTGGGTAAGCCACATGCGAAACGAACCGTTATCGAAACGAGAAGTTTTGGAAATTGTAGGCGTATCCGACTACTACAACACTGAAGATGCCGAATATAGTCTATCAGAACGATTTCACGGCACAGAATTGGACGAATTGCTCGAAATGGTTGTAGAAAACTGGTATTGACTGTACAATAGCAGTATTGTAACAATTTGGAGATTCTGATGAGTATGCATTTAGAGGGCCCTTGGCTTAGTACTACAGGTAAGCAAAAGGGTAAGAAAAAGTTTGCATCAGCTAGCCATGCTAAAAAATCTAGAGAATTAGAGGACAGCTGGAAAGAATTACAAAAGAAATGGGCTGTCGAAATCGAAGACAAAAAGCGTAAACGTGCATTATCTGCAGAACCGCTCAAAGGATCTTATAGTCTTACCATACCAGAAGGCCGTAATACTACAGCCCATATCAAAAGTGTTAACACTGGTGGTAACGCACTATTAAAGCCCAATCCAGTTTACACTGGTACAAAAGTTAAGGGTATTGCAACTATGCATAAGAGCAATGCAGTGCCTGTGTTTTCGGACGAAGAAGCCGTGGCTATCAGCAAAATGCGCAGATAACTAGGCCATCTTTAAAGATAACTACTTAACCCGCTTAAAACTATGTTATGCAATAGTTTTAAGAATCAGAAGTTTTTAATATTTTTTTGGACTTCTGGTGCATTAGCAATAATGCATTAACTTAAAGGAGAAACGTATGGAAAAAATATTGCGGTTAGGGATATTTGTTATTAGTTTTATATTAGTAGCATCAATGATCCAAACAGTCACTAAGAAAAAATTTATTGCCTTAGAAGACATGCAAATGACAGCATCAACTGATGTTGTCTCAATTAGGGATAGAGAAAAGCAATTAGATTGCCTAGCTATCAACATTTACAGAGAAGCAGGCCACGAACCATTCGAAGGAAAAGTTGCTGTTGGTCAAGTAACTATGAATCGAGTAGTTGATGGTCGTTTTGGTAAAGACGTCTGTGGCGTTGTATACCAAAAAAATGTAGTTATGGAACGAGTCATATGTCAGTTTTCATGGGCATGTGATAGTGTACATCGAAATAGACCAATCAACAAGCCGGCTTATACTGAGAGTTACGAAGTAGCCAAAAAAGTTTTGCTGGAAGGGTTTAGACTTGACATTATGAAGAAAGCCATGTATTATCATGCTGACTATGTTAATCCAAATTGGAAACTAGAAAAAATTGGTAAGATTGGTCGACATGTTTTTTATAAGGAACCGAAATGAAAGACTTTGATATTCAAAATGTAAGCAATTTCGTCAAAGAAAAGTTTGCTCATATTAGTGCAGAAACGTTGGGATGGTTAGCCGTAATTGTTATTCATGCTGCAACTATTCCTAGTTTACTAGCCGTTATGGCTGGACTAACTGATAAGATGCCTACAGCTGACATTGTTCTTTTGATTTGGGCAGGCCTAACTTTATTGTTTGCCAAAGCAGCTGTTCAAAAGGATATGCTCAATGTTATCACGATCGGACTTGGATTTATTATCCAAAGCACCTTAATGGTTTTGATATTCTTTAAATAACCAAACGAGTTGACATACCCAAGCCTCTATAGTATACTATGTACTGTAGAGGTTTTTTTATTAACACACACAGAAAGAAGGCTCATTATGATTAAGTATCTTGTTGTATTCATTGCAGGCGGTATTTTCTTTACAGTAGGATTTACCGGTGTAGCACGTATGCTAGACAAAGGCGTTGAAACGGTTAAAACTCAATCACAGGAGATGGCAAAATGAAAAAGACATTATTGTTAATTCCAGCAATCATAGCTCTTACTGCCTGTTCAGGCATGAGCACTATCCAAGAACGCAAAACTTATGCACAACCTACTTGGTACAAAGACTGTGCCCAAGAAGGTGTTAAGGGCTGGTTCTGGTGGAGAGAAGATATGGTCTATGCCTGCGGTGCTGGCGAAAGCGTATACGCACAAGCCGCCGAAGAGCAAATGGATGCTATCGCTATGAATAACTTTGCCAAACGCATCAACGGTACTGTTAACAGTGAAACCGTAATTGATATCAAAGACGACAAGAAAACTACTCGTACTATGATCAGTTACAAAGTTAGCAACACTGCCATCCGTAGACACGTAAAGAGCGAAAAAGGCCACTTTACCATGGCTGGGCGTCATTACACTTATGTTCGCCTTGAGATGAAGAAGAGCACGTTTGATCAGTTAATGGCCGAAGCGCAATCAAAACAATGAAGACTTACTTAATTGTATTGGGCTTAGTTGGTTTAGTGGGCTGTAGTTCTGCTCCTCCTAAACCGACTGGTCAATATTGTTTTACTACAAAAAATGTAGAGTTGACTAACGGAGAAACTGTATCTAGTAAGGTCCAAGTTTCCTGTTCAGATGATCCTACAACCCGATACCTACCAGCAAAAGTTGGACTTAGTCCACAATGCGGTTGGTCTAAACAGTACGTAAGAAAAGGAAATGGCTATGTTGAAACCAATTTTGTATCGTGCCGCAGGCCGGACGGGATTTGGGAAGTTCCTGCTACTCAGTAGTATACTTTTTAGTACAGCTAGTGTTGCCCAAAGTTATCAAAGTCCAGCGTTTGATAACTGGGCTGATAATCGTACCAGTGCAGGCATACTGTATAACATCAGTAAATGGTTTAGTGCAAGCCTTAGTAAAGAAGATGCTGTTAAACATCAAAGGGTAGTTTTATTTGCACTTAATAACATTGATCCGGGCGAAACAGCGGTTTGGAATAACGAATCAACAGATTCTGAGGGAAAAGTAACCCTTGCGGTTCGATATGCTACTACAACCGGTACATGTTGTAGAATTTACAGCTATGTTAGGGTTAAAAATAACTTTAAAACCTATACAGATTCGGCATGTTTGGACAGTAATCACAAGACTTGGACTTTTGTAGATAAATATTAAATAATTAAGGAGCATCCAAATGCCATCAGGATTTCAAAACGACGCAAATCAGATCCAATCTGAAATGCACAGAGTAGTGATTACTATGACTAACACTACATATTACCCAACTACAGGCGGAACCGCTACAGATCGTGGCGGCGTTACCCCTACAGCATGGGACGCTTTTACAACAGCAAATCTACCAACTACCCTAGCACTTGCACAGAATCGTGCCCGTGGCAATCTACGTTTCCAAAACATTGTTAACCAGGTAACTGGGCTAACGGACATGCAGATCCGTGATATTACTATTACTGAAGCTAACGGTGATGCTCAAGCAACTAGCTTGGCATTTACCTTGTTAATCGAACGTCCAGACTTTATTCAAGTAACTGGTACAGCTATCGATGGAGCAACAGCATTGACTACACGAGCACTTGTTCTTAAGAATGAAATTGCCAAAGCAATTAGAGCTAGCACTACTGTTTCAATGCGTGTATTAGATCCAGCATCGTCAGAAGGTAATCAAGAATCTATCACTGTTACCCATACTGGTGCAACTGCAAGTCAAACTTACGGAACTGTAGCTGTTACACTCATTGACGAGTCAACTCTTTTTGATTAAGCGCATCTAATGATACTTGCCTGGCTGTTACTTCTCACCGGTTTAACAATTTCAGCAGTTGCAATCTACTACTCCGTAGTAGGTTTGGCTGCTATCTTCTCTGCAGCATTGATCCCAATTATTATTATGGGAACTACTTTAGAGGTTGGTAAACTAGTCTGTGCCTCTTGGCTCAAAGCCAACTGGGAACGAGTTCCGATGTTAATGAAGACCTACATGACCACCGCGGTTGTAGTTCTTATGATTATCACCAGCATGGGCATCTTTGGTTTCTTATCAAAAGCGCACTCGGATCAAAGCCTAGTATCAGGCGATGTCCAAAGTAAGTTAGCAATATACGATCAAAAAATTCAAACAGCAAAAGAGAATATCGATGCTGATCGTAAACAACTAAAACAAATGGATGAAGCTGTTGATCAGGTCATGGCCCGTAGCAAAGACGAGCGTGGCGCAACCAATGCCAACACCATACGAAGAAATCAACAGCGAGATCGTGTTGCATTAGGTAAAAATATCGAAGCTAATCAAAAACTCATTGCTGAGTTAAATGATCAAGCGGCACCCATTCGAGCAGAAATACGTAAAGTTGAAGCAGAGGTAGGTCCAATCAAATATATTGCAGCATTTGTCTACGGTGATAACCCAGATGCCAATCTATTAGAAAAAGCCGTAACCTGGGTAATTATTATCATTGTATCAGTATTTGATCCGTTGGCGGTTATTATGCTATTAGCGGCCCAAATGTCTTTTGGCTGGCGTCGTGAATCAAAAATAGTACCAGTTATTGCGTCTGTACCGGAACCTAGTTACGAACCCGATGAAGGTCCACTAACTGAAGAGCAATTAGATCAAATTAAACAGTCCGTTAAAGTTGAGCCTTTCTATGCGCCCGCAAGTGCCTTATGGCCGTTTCCAAGTAAAACAGTAACGCCAGAGCCTGTTAAGCCGACTGATGAAGAATTTAAATTCTTAGCAGAATACAAAGACATCCAACAGACTGACATACAACAGTATCCAGTTGAACAAGACTACTCTTCTATTGAAGTTGCTAATAAACAACTCGAAGAAGAAATGCAGCAAGCAAAGGTAACAGTGGACACAACTGAAGTAAAAGCTAACGAGCCAACATTTCAAATTTTACCCGAATTAGACGAAGAGTCAAAAAAAAAGAGTTACATGATCAAACAAGGGGACAGTCAGATAGTCAAGACCAAGGATTAAAAACCTATGTTCAAAACGAAGAACAAGGTGACGAAACACTATGGTCTCGAATCCAGATTCGCCCTAAACTAAAATTGAAGGATCAGTTGTATGTAGAGTACTCTAAAGACCAGTTTACTAGTATTTTAATCGATAAAGAAGCAGAACCAGAGTTATATAACTTTGTAGAAGACTGTAAAGCAAACGGTGCTCGATTTTACGGGTACGATGAAGAAACAATAGAATATTTTGCAAGAAGGATCTATGAACTTAGGAAAAATCAATCTAATAACACCCCCGGATAATTTGTTTAATCTTAACCCGGGCTATTTGTTAGTCAAACCCAGCACTAAATTGAAAATGCAATTTCAAACTTTGCTCAGTGCTAGCGAAGACGACATAAATGTATATGTGTATGACACAGATGAAGCAGATGTTGCGTGGATGCTCAATGTATCACAACAAGTGGATTTTATCATATTGGATATTGATAACTGTGACACAATAACTAAAAACTTTATAAGTTTTTTATTAGTCCATCCTAAATGTTATTATATGACATCGGATGAGATTACTCCGTGGAATTTGATTAGTAGGAATCGAATTTACAATTTAGATTGGATTTTAGAAGCAATAAAATCCGAAGAAGACGACGACTCAGAAGAGGAAGACAATGAAGGAAAGTAACGTGGTAAAATGTAATGGCCCAACAGTGTATTTACGAGACGGTGACGATGTAAATCGAGCATTGCGTAAATTTAAAAACAAAGTTGAAGACAGTGGCAAACTAAAAGATCTCCAAAAGAAAGAATTCTACGAAAAGCCAACTACCGCACGAAAGCGCAAAAAAGCGGCTGCGGTATCTCGTTGGGCAAAGAAAGTCCGAGATCAGCAATTACCTAAAAAAATGTATTGACATTGTAATTTAAATCTGTTATACTGTAAGCTCACAATAAAGAAAGAGTTTATATGGCCTTAACAGATATTATGATTGACTTAGAAACATTAGCAACTAGCCCAGATGCTACTATTTTGACAATTGGTGCTGTAAGATTTGATCCGTTCGGAGATGATGTTAACGAACCAAGTTGTCAAAAGTTTTATGTAAGAGTCGACCTTGACAGTTGCGACAGATTAGGACTAGTGGTTAACGATGACACCGTTGCTTGGTGGGCTCAACAAGAGCAAGCTGCTCAAGACGAAGCATTTAATCCCGAAAACAGAATCGATATTGTAGATGCTATGCATCAACTATATAAATTTTGTTGGGGAGCTAAACGAGTTTGGTCGCATGGTGCCGCATTTGACGTAGTCATCTGTGAACACATATTCAAAAAAATACAAAAAGCAGTACCGTGGGCCTTCTGGGAAGTACGTTGTACACGGACACTTTTCGATATCGGTATTAATCCAAACAGACCCCCAGTACTGAAACATCATGCGCTTGAAGATGCTTGGAATCAAGCTGTGGGTGTGCAAAATGTATATAAAACATTACGCATGGCCAGTAGTGGTATTGATGGAAAATTGTTTAGTCCATTAGCAGGAAAAAAATGAGAATTGAAGACGACATTAAATTAGATTTTAAAGATGTACTAATTCGTCCCAAGCGCAGTACTCTTAGTAGTCGTAAAGAAGTAGACCTATCTCGCACTTACAAATTTAAGCACAGCGGGTGGGAATGGACTGGCGTTCCAATTATGGCGTCTAACATGGATGGAGTAGGCACACTAGAAATAGCCGAAGAACTTTACAAACATCGAATGTTTACCTGTCTAGTTAAAAGCTACAATGAAAGCGACCTTGGTGATACTGTAGGAAAGATTGGAGGTAATTACTTGGCCGTTAGTACAGGCACAGGTGACCGAGACTTCTTACAACTTGAATTAATTTTAAATAGTTATCCAGAGATTCACTTTATTTGCATTGACGTAGCCAACGGCTACAGTGAAAGATTTGGTGATTATGTAGCAAAGGTTCGGGAAAAATATCCCACACATACTATTATTGCAGGTAACGTGGTTACTGCAGACATGACACAGGAGTTAATTTTACGTGGCGCTGATATCGTTAAAGTGGGCATCGGCCCTGGTAGTGTCTGTACTACTAGGATTCAAACAGGCGTGGGTTATCCTCAACTTAGTGCCATTATCGAGTGCGCTGACGCCGCTCACGGCCTTGGTGGGCATATCATTGCTGATGGAGGTTGCGCTTGCCCAGGTGATATTGCTAAGGCTTTTGGGGCTGGCGCCGACTTTGTTATGTTGGGAGGAATGTTGGCTGGACATACCCAAGGTGGCGGAAAAGTAGTTGAAGAAATGCATGAGCTATCGAAACGACAAGAAAATAGCTATGCACCAGATTACGAGATCCGAAAATTTGTAGAGTTTTACGGAATGAGTTCTGATACAGCCATGGACAAACACCACGGCGGCGTAGCCAGTTATCGTAGCAGCGAGGGACGTACAGTGCGTGTTCAATATCGTGGAGATATTAACAAAACTGTATTTGATATGCTAGGCGGATTGCGTAGTGCATGTACTTACGTGGGCGCACCTAGTTTAAAACAACTTTCAAAATGTACAACATTTATTCGAGTCAATAGACAAATAAATGATGTCTTCTTGAGATAAATAAATTTGTAGAACGCCGCGAGGGTCTACAAGTTCTTGCTTAATATAAGGAGAAAATTATGAGCAAAGTCATCGGTATCGATTTAGGTACTACAAATTCATGCGTAGCCGTTATTGAAAACGGAGTCACAAAAGTAATTGAAAATAGCGAAGGCGCACGTACTACACCTAGTATCGTAGCATACGCTAACAATGAAATTCTAGTAGGCGCTTCAGCAAAGCGTCAAGCAGTAACAAACCCCAAAAACACTATCTATGCCAGCAAGCGACTAATCGGACGTAAGTTTGACGAGCAAGCGGTTCAGAAAGATATCAATTTAATGCCCTACAAAATTGTCAAAGCTGACAATGGCGATGCATGGGTACAGGTAAATGAGGACAAGTTGGCTCCTCCGCAAATTAGCGCAGAAGTTCTTCGCAAGATGAAAAAGACTGCCGAGGATTATCTAGGACATGAAGTTACACAAGCAGTTATTACAGTTCCTGCGTACTTTAACGACAGCCAAAGACAGGCGACTAAGGATGCTGGAAAAATTGCAGGCTTGGAAGTACTCCGTATTATTAACGAGCCTACTGCGGCAGCTCTTGCTTATGGTGTTGATAAAGCTGATAAAAAAGATAGGAAAATTGCTGTTTACGACCTTGGTGGTGGTACATTCGACGTATCAATCATTGAGATCGCAGATGTTGATGGTGATAAGCAAATTGAAGTTCTAAGTACCAACGGTGACACATTCCTAGGTGGTGAAGACTTTGACCAACGTATTATGGACTTCCTAGTTGATGAGTTCAAGAAGGACAACGGTATTGACCTTAAGAATGATGTACTGGCATTACAACGTTTGAAAGAAGCGGCAGAAAAGGCCAAGATTGAACTGTCTAGCAGTGCTCAGACAGATGTTAACTTGCCTTATGTAACTGCGGATGCTGCAGGACCTAAGCATTTGAATGTCAAGTTGACTCGTAGCAAACTAGAAAGTCTAGTAGAAGAACTAATCGAGCGTAGTGTTAAGCCATGCAAAACAGCAATGGCAGATGCTGGTGTATCAGCCGGCGACATTGACGAGGTTATCCTTGTTGGTGGTATGACACGTATGCCTAAGGTACAGGAAACTGTTGAGAAGTTGTTTGGCAAAGCACCGCGTCGTGATGTTAACCCAGACGAAGCAGTTGCAGCAGGCGCTGCCATTCAAGGTAGTGTATTGGCAGGCGATCGTACAGACGTTCTATTGTTAGACGTTACACCATTGAGTCTTGGTATTGAAACAATGGGCGGCGTGTTTACCAAGTTGATTAACAAGAACACAACCATTCCAACTAAAGCCAGTCAAACATTTAGTACAGCGGATGACAATCAGCCAGCTGTTACTATCAAGGTAGCACAAGGCGAGCGTGAACTGTTTCAGTATAACAAAGCACTTGGTGAATTTAATCTAGAAGGTATTGCTCCAGCACGCCGTGGCCAGCCACAGATTGAAGTTACACTTGATATTGATGCTAACGGCATTATGCACGTTAGCGCCAAGGACAAGAACACAGGTAAGGAAAACAAGATTACTATTAAATCTGATAGTGGACTTACCAAGGAAGAGATTGAACGCATGGTTCAGGAAGCAGAAGTTAACGCTGAATCTGACAAGAAGCAACGTACTCTCATTGAAGCACGTAATCAGGCAGAAGCATCTGTACACAACCTGCACACTGATATGAAAGATGTCGAAAGTTCATTAACTGATGAACAGAAGACAGCTATCGAAGATGCTATCAAAGCTGTAGATGATGCCAAGGCAGGTGAAGACTCTGAAGCTATTCATAAGGCAATGCAATCATTGTTTGAAAAAGCACAGCCAGTAATGGAAGCCAAAGCCAAAGCTGAACAAGAAGCATCGCAACCTAAACCAAGTGATGACGGCATTGTGGATGCTGAATTTACAGAAGTTAAGGATAAGACTTGACACACACATACAGATAATGTATACTTAAGAATGAGGCGCTCGGGTGAGGCCTCACTTAATTCTTGCTTAATTAAAGGAGAAATATAATGACACAATTAAGAACAATCGACACAGCCGCATTGGCTAATCTAAGTAGAGCCCTAGTAGGGTTTGATCGCTACTTTACAGCACCGCATCATCAAAATGGTAACTATCCTCCACATAATATTGTAAAATATAGTGACAATAGTTACGGTATCGAAGTTGCTGTCGCAGGGTTTACTAAAGACGAAGTTACGGTAGAAGTAGATCAAGATCAGCTGACAATTCGCGGTATTAAGAATCGTCCTAACGATTCAGCAGTTGAATATTTGCACCGTGGATTAGCCGCTAGAGATTTCGAACAGACGTTTACCCTAGCTGAGTACATGGAAGTCGTTGGCGCCAAAGTAGCAGACGGAATGCTACACATTGATATCCAACGTCTAGTTCCAGAAGCTTTGAAACCTCGACGTATCGAAATTAAGTAAATATATACATCAACCGGGGGAGGCAACTCCCCCACTTTGGAGACTATCATGCCAACAACTGAAATTCAAATTGACGAAAAGATTAAGCAACAAGTTCAGGAACCTAAACGTTTTAAAGTTATATTGTTGAACGATGATTCAACTCCAATGGATTTCGTAATGGGAATCTTAGAAACTATTTTTAAACATACTCAAGAAACATCAAAGGAAATTACTGTAGAGATACATAATACAGGAAGTGGTGTAGCCGGAATATATAGTTTTGAGATTGCCGAAGTAAAGGCTGTTGAATCAACACAGTTAGCAAGATCAAATGGCTTTCCGCTCCAGATTAAAATGGAAGAAGAATGAGCTTAAAAGAAATCACAAAAGATTTACACCACGAAGCAGAAACAACTACATTCGCTAAGATGCTACTTAGCGGTAAGATCGGCAAGCAGGAGTACAAAAACTATTTGTACAACTTGCTGGCTATCTATGATCCAATTGAGTGGTACTGTAAGCGTCAAGGGTTTTTTGATAATATGCAAGACTTGCCTAGACTCAAAGGCATTCTAGCAGACTTTTTAGAACTAGACGACGGTACATATTGCTACCTAACTCCTGCAACCTTAGAATACCAAGCATACCTACATGCACTAGGTAACGATCCTGATAACAAGCATTTAGTCAAAGCACACTTATATGTTCGCCATATGGGCGATCTGTTTGGTGGGCAGATTATTAAGAAGCAAGTAGCACATATTTCTAGCGGCAAGTTTTACGAATTTAACAATGCCGATGCTATGAAAATGTCCATCCGCAGTATGCTAACAGATGATCTAGGCGACGAAGCTAAAATGGCATTTGAATTTGCCATCTCTATGATGCGAGATCTGTATGACGGCGAGTAATGTGTGGGAAACATTGGTACAAGTAGAACAATACTTTGAATCAAAGTTTTATGCTACCGGCAGTATAATTGAAGAACCCGGTATGCATCGATTTAATCAACCTGGCTGGGTAAACAAGGTCTGGGCCAGTAGTCGATATCGACGTGCCCATATTGATGTTGTAGATGCTCGAGATACAAAAGGGCTGTGGATGATGCATTGTTGTGTATTCCCACATCTACATAACCCTGCTCCAATATTTGGGTTTGATATAGTTGCCGGTAAAAATAAAATCACCGGATGCTTTCATGATTTCAGTCCAGCAGGCGATACAGAACATCCGCTTATTGATTGGTTTGCCAACGAATCCGGCAAATTAGAATGGAATAAGCCTCGTGCATTACCTGAATGGGCTCAACGCATTTTTACTAAACATATGATTGCAGCTGGAAATGTAAGCGATCCAGCTGAACTAGAACAAATACTCAGTATGGCCCGAAAGCATTTAGACCACTATTTAAGTGCTGTAGACGAAACAAATAATACAGTAACAAGTACTAAAGCAGAACAGAATTACTACGCACAAAATCAAAAACAGAACCCCCATACTCCTAAGGTAATGGTTAGTTTAGGGCTTAGTGAAGCGGATGTAGATGTATTTGTACAAGATTGTCTGTTTCCCGAAATACGATAAATATTATACTATGAGATTTCACGAATTCAAACTAACCGAGTCACAGGGCGGAATATTCCGTAGAGCCCAAGAAGTAGGCCAAGGCGGCGAAGTTCGCTTTAAACATGCAGAACATAATAACGAAATTAGTTTAGTCAGCGCCCAAATGGTTCCTACTACTGGTAGTTTTGAAACTGAAGATGAGTTAGACCAAGGGTTGCAAGACTACCTTTCCACTAACAGTGTAGCACAAGAAAAAACTCAATTTACCGGTAACCCGGCAACTGCTCGTGCAGGTCTAGTTAGCATTTGGAAAGATGTCGAAACAGAAGAGTTAATGGCCTTTGTAAAACTAGTTAAAAAACCAGGAGCAGGTGCAGCTCCGGTACTACAGACAAATGCAGATTTTAAAAAATCATTCGGATACGGCGCTCAAGGTAAGACAGCACAGCGTCAAACATTAAAATTAAAACCAAAAGACGTAATTCAATCTGACTCTTGGCTGCAGGCATCTACTATTCCGACAGCCGTTGAATCGTTTATTGCAGGAAGACAAGATTTTGATGATAATATGAAAGCTGGATTAGTTCAGTTATTACAAAATATTACAGACGGCTCGCAAGAGCCGGTTGCTGGCATGGGTCAATATGATACTTCGCTAGAAGTTGATTTTGGCGAAACAGCAGCACCCATTGCATTAGTTACTGGAAATTTTGTAGGTGGCGATTATCAAGCAGCCGAAGAAGGACTACTTGCACCATTAGGATTAACTTGGGCTAGTCTTAGTCAAGTATTGTTCCCTAGTGCCGGCGGCGAAAAGATCTATGACAGTTACATAAAACTTGATAAAAATAACAATTTAAAAGTAAGCTCAAAGGATAAGAAGGGCGGCGCAGCAGCTAGTATTACTGGACTAGTCGACGCTGTTACAAAGACGCCAGAGAAGTATCAAGACATCTTTGAAAATCAGAAATGGTCTCAAACTTTTGAAATTTTAAAAACTATTGCATCAGCCCCTAGCGTCTATTGGGGAACAGCTACTCAGGGAAACAAAGGCATCAATGGTCCGTTAATTATTGGTGTAGACACATTTGGATTTATTACAGAACGAGAAGCAACAACTATAGTAGACTTGATGAAGAAACAGGTTAGAATCCATCCGGATGCTGCACTTAAACAACGAATGATTACTTCTAACCTCCACGGGTTAATCAAGGTTAAAGGCGCCAAGTTTGACGACCCTGCTTATAATCTAGGTTATCATTTATTGGCCTGTGTAGCAAAGAATATTGCCAATATTGTAAACAAAGATAGCAGCACTAGTGAGTTATTTAGAGCCATTTTAGAAAGATCTAACATGGTACAGGTAAAAACTTCAGTGAAGAAAAATGGCGACGGTGCAGCCTTTAATCAGTTTACAGTAATTTATCCTCCTATCTTTAGTGGTACATTCTTAATGGTTGCAGATAACAACTATATGGCTACACGTAAGCCTATTGCTCCACTTAGCTTTGCTATTAAGTAACTTAATCTTCAATAATAGCGTAATTTAATCGATCCGGTTTCCGTAGTAAATACTATTACGGAACACCGGGAGCGAATCGATGTCCAAAACAAAAAGCCTGATAGCGGCCCTGCTATTACCAACTGTAGTCTTGTCGGCTCCATTGGCAGATTTTCAATTTAAAAGCCCGGCTTTTAATGGAGCAGGTTACAGTAGTCACGTCTTAACTATTGAGAATCAAGAAGCAACACGCCAAAAAGCACAACAAGACAAAATACAAGCAGCGATCGATAAGGCTGCTAGTGAAGCTAAAAACACTAATCTTTCTAAGTTTTTAAGCAACTTAGAAAGTCGCATATACGCACAGATATCACAGAACGTTGCAACCGCTATGTTTGCCAATAATAGTTGTAGTGTAAGATCTGCAGATTGCCAAGGATCGATTACATTCCAAGGAAGTACTATTGCCTGGAGTAGGGTTAGCGATGCTATAAACTGTACAGGATCTACCAACGGTACTTGTATACTACTAAATGTAACTGATACTAACGGTAGTACAACAGCTATCTATGTTCCATTAGAGTCATTCCAGATGCCGGGATTATAATATGAAGAAAATTATTTTATCTCTAGCAATAACAAGTTTATTATCTGGCTGTGCTCTAATGCAATCAACTGGAGAACTTGATAAGACTCCGGAACTAACGACTCAGATGAAGAATGTTAAGAAAGAGTTTGATAATATTCCTGCGCCGGCAGCAGGCAGACCAGTTAGCGTGGCAGTTTACAGTTTTCGAGATTTAACAGGACAGCGTAAGCCACAGGCTAACATTGCAAGTTTAAGTTCGGCTGTTACACAAGGCGCTGAAACTTTTCTAATCCAATCATTGCAGAATGTGGGTCGTGGGCAATGGTTTGATGTTGTTGAGCGTGTGGGAATTGATAATCTAACTAAAGAACGATTAATCATTAGACAGATGCGTGAAGCATACGAAGGCAAAGATGCTAAACCGTTGATGCCGATGATGTTTGCTGGACTTATTTTAGAAGGCGGTATTGTCGGTTATGATTCCAGCACAACTAGTGGAGGTATAGGGCAACGTGTATTCGGCATTGGTAAGCAGACACAGTGGTCAACTGATACAGTGACAGTAAGTCTACGAGCAGTGAGCGTAAACACTGGTAAGGTATTGGCAACAGTTGCAGTACAGAAAACTATTTTAAGCAGTGCTGATTCAGTAACTGCATTTAAATTCTTTGATCAAGGTACACAGGCATTTGAAGCAGAAGCAGGATTAACAATCAACGAACCGGGCACTTATGCGGTTAAAGCAACAGTAGAGATGGCAGTCGTAGAGCTAATCAAAGAAGGGCAACGCAAGGGTGTATGGGAATTTAAAACGGAGACTCCGTTAGTTCCTCAAGAGTAATGTTAGATTTAGTAAGGGTGATAAAAATAACGGCTAATAGCCAAGGAGCTAGTTGGGGCAAAAATTACAAATAACTCAACTATGAAACATAATGAAAAATATAAAAACAGGCGGTGGTGAGTTGTCGAGAAAATTACTCACAATTCTGGTGTTGTCTGCAATAGCAACACTGGGCTATGCTGCGGACAACAGCATATACATTGATCAGGCCGGTGATAATAGTACTATCAACATGACGCAAGATGGTGCAGGTAATAAAGTTAAAGGTGTCTTAACCAACGGTACAGCAGGAGGCAATACTGATCCTGCTAAACTAAGAGGAGATGCACAAACAGTTAACATTACACAAACTGGCGCAAACAACGTCCTGACGTTAGGTATTAACTCAACCCAAGGCGGCAATGTTGCAAACAATACCAACATTGGCGTAAACTTAAACTATCAAGTGTCTGGCGGCAATAACACCGGCTTTATTAATATTAACAATAACGGTCAAGGCACTGCCAGCGGTAACGTAGTAGGAATTACTCAAGACGGCGGTGGTACTGTTGACCTACGTATGACAGGTACATCTAATCAATTGACTGTAAATACAGCAGGTGGTAGTGGTAACATATTCACTGGTGATATTAATGCTAACGAAACTGTAGCAACATTTAATCAAACCGGCGGTGGTGGTAACGAGACCACAGTAAACATGACTGGCAACAAAGGTCAAGTTAGTGTAACTACACTTGGCGCTACTAATATTACTAATATTACTCAAAGTGCATCCAGTACAAATGGCGCACAGATTATATTAGATATAATCGGTTCTGGCAATGATACTACTATAACACAAACTGGTGCATTTGACCAGTATGCTAATCTTAAACTAAACAGCGGTAGCAATGACAATACTATTACTCTAGCGCAGAGTGGTGGTAATACACTAGGTCAAAAAACTACTTTAGAATTAGTAGCAGGTAGTACATTAAACACTATCAGTATTACACAACAAGGAAGTGTTGATAATCTTGCTAATATCAAAGTATCGGGCAGCAGTAATAGTCTTACTGTTCTACAGAAAAACTAAGGTACATGGCTGATGAGATCTCGCAAATGTATTGTAGCATTAATATTGCTAGGGATTTCATCGGCTGTTAGTGCTGCCATTGGCAACGTAACCGAGCAGATCAATAGGCCTGCAGAAATACAAAGACAAAAACAAACACTTGATGCAAAAAAAGGTGTGGGTGTAGAAATGAACGACACTATCAAAACTTCACAAGGAAAGATTGGTATTACGTTTGAAGATGCCACTAGAGTACAAGTCAACGAAAATTCAAAACTAGTCATAGATGATTTCGTTTATGATCCAAAAAGCAAAACTGGTAAACTTGGTGCAAAGATTGCACTAGGCACTGTGAGATATGCCAGCGGAGCGATTGCACATAATAGCCCAAGAAATGTTGCGCTTAGTACACCTACTGCTACTATTGCTGTTCGTGGCACCGACTTTACAGCTACAGTTGAAGAACTAGGTGAAAGTACTATAGTACTACTACCAAGTTGCCCAAATGATAGACCCATGAGAACTGTAAAAGACGTCGAAGCAGCTTGTAAGACTGGCGAAATCGAAGTGCAAACTGATGCTGGATTTGTTATACTAAACAAACCGTTTCAAGTTACAAAAGTTACCAGCAGAGATACGCCGCCAAGCAAGCCTGTGATTTTAAATCTAAGCGAAATGGCCATTGGCAATCTGTTAATACTTAGTCCTCCGGCAGAAGTGAGACGAGCAGTAGCAGCAGAATCAAAATCATTTAATGCACTAGACGTTAATGCGCTAGATAGAGAAGAATTAAAAAACATGTTAGATGAGCAGAACAAAATGTTCTATACAAGTCAATTAGAGAGAAACTTTTTGGCAAATGATTTTCTAGGTAGTTTGTTTGACATTATTGGAAGTGCCTTAGACGAAAACTTTTTAGCACCAGTAGATCCTGTATTACCTGACTATAGAAAAGCCAGTGGCATTGTGGTCACTCGAGACGAAATGAATATTCAACTGTGTAGAGACAACGGTGCAGATATACAATGTATCTCAACTCCGACTACACAAAACTCAACACTCTTTCAAACACAGGGCACACTGGAGTTTAAGAACAGAATCAATCAAGGCGGTAATACTATCATTACCATAGTACAGCGATGACTCGTTTATTACTATTATTTTCTTTTTTGCTTTCGTTTTGCTTGAGCGCACATAGTCAAGCTGCCGGCTTTGCTGATTTAAAATTTGGTAAATCTCAGTTTAGTGATTCCCAATGGAACGTCTCTGCTTGTACACAAACTAACACTTGCCAAATTTATAGTCTAAGCGGTATTGGAACAAGTTGGAACACTGGGAGCCCTTATACCTTATCTAGTACCCAGTACATACAGTTTAATCAAAGCAATGATGCTAACTATCCTTGGACTATGAAAGTGTATAATAGTGACGGCACTGTGGCTGCTAACTTAGGCAATGGTAAACTAAGTGTACAAGGAGCAGCTACGGATAGCAGCGGAAAACATTTCTTTTTCTTTATGAACGCTAACTGGAACGGTACCGTGTTTAGTACAGATTACGGATTTCCTAATAGCACTGGATTTAGTTTCACAGGCACACTTAATCCTACAATAACACAAACAAATACATTTTCTACAACAGGTTCAACTACACCCTTAGCAGCAGGACAAACTTATACAGCTACACCTGCTCCGGCACCGACAGCAATTTATATGAATAATGCCACAGTGAAGATAACACGGGCGATTCCAACAACTAGTAATAGTCCAAGCGGAGAAGGTCCTAACAATGCTTTTGACAATAACCCTAATACTAAGTATCTAAATTTTGACAAGGCAAATGCAGGAGTTACTGTACAACTGAATACAGGTCGGGTAGTTACAGGATTTACTGTTACTACTGCTAACGACTTTAGTGGTAGAGATCCTACGAGTTATAAACTGTATGGTAGTAATGATGGAGTAACATGGGTATTAATTAAACAAGACGCTATCACTTTAAGCGACAATCGTTTTGCTACAAGTTCAGTAATTAGTATAACCAATACTACAGCATACGCATATTACTTTATGTTATTCCCTACAACTAAGGCAGGTAACGGCTGCGGACTAAATTGTGACAGTATGCAAATTGCTGAACTTACCTATTACTACGATGCTAACAATACAACAACAAGTACAGCTTCTAGTAATAATATTGTTGACCCAGTAACTGCGGCATCCGGACCAACTGTAGAAGGCGGCACTATCTCACAAACAAATGCACCTACCAATCAAACTATTACCAGCGGCGGCTCTAGTACCGCAGGAATTAGTGCCAGTCAACAAACTAGAGTGAATACTTGGAAAAATACTGCACAGCAATACAATAACTATTTGTATATTGATCAAGTTAGTGGCAACTATAACAATGTAACCATTACGCAATCTGGCACAAAGAATACAATGAACCTAGGTATTGTTGGCAATAGTAACACAGTTACTAATACCCAAACCGGAGTTAACTATCTTGAAGCAGCAATACAAGGCAACCTAAATCAACTTACATCTAATCAATCTAATACGGCAGGTACTAACTATCAAGAAACCAAAATACTAACAGGTAACAATAACGCCATTAACGCTATCCAAAAAGATAATGGAAACAATATAATGTTTAATACAGTTAATGGTAGTAACAACTCTATCAACGCCGTTCAAGAAGGAACCGGCGGACACTATCTAGAGAATAAATTAACAGGCAACGGCAATAGTGTCATTGCCAACCAGTCTGGCAGCACTGCAAATAAAGCCAACATAGATCTAACTAATGCAGGCGGTGCTGCCAGCGTAGATTTACAGCAAACAGGCGGCAAATCATTTACTATTATTCAAAGTTGTACAAATCCAGCAGGGTGTAATACTGTAGTACGTCAGTAAAATCTCGCTAAATACTGGATGAAAATATACGAAATACTTTCCGAAGCAGAAGCTAGTGATGCTGAATTAAAACAACGATATGGTGAATTTGATCCCGAAGATAAACCAATGTTGCCAACAACTAAAGTAGGTGGCGCACCTGCTCCTACATTGTGGACTTGCTATGATGCTATTGAAAATATTTTAGGTCGTAAGCGTGTTACTGATGACGAAGACGACTTAGAACCCGGTATGTATTATGTGTATCAGAGCAACGAACCTCCTATGTTTAGGGACACTGAAGAATCGGGCCCAGGCGGTAGTATCAATGTACCAAATTTAGAAAGCAAGGCTGCACGAGATGTTGCTATTGCTGTTCACGAAGCATGCCACGCATACGTTCATGATAAAATTAAGGGTGCCGGCCGTGCTTATTCAAATGAAAAGATTATCAACAACCTAGCAGAAAAATGGTTGCGTAAACACTTGTCTGGAACAGCGTTACACGTTGCTTTAGAAGCAATTGTTGGAAGCCGTGTAAGTTACGGACAAGATCATATTCCCCAAAGTTCAACTACGGATAGAAGAGAATGAAAATCAACGAACTAATGGCGGCGACTTCGGTTCCGTGGAAATGGACTTATAGCAGCGAGCGTCAAGCCACTGCTGAATTCACTGTGGGCGAAGTACGGTATGAATTCAAAGCAAAGAATTCAGAATACGATCACGTAGACGCAGACCGCGATATGGTAGGTTACGATGATGAAGAGGAAGTCGAAGAAGTTGACTATAGAGGGTATTGGGAAATAAGTTTCACCGGCAATGGAAAGACCAATATGCTTGGAACCGGCAATGCGGCACAAGTTATATCAGCAATCACTGCTATAATAAAAGATTTTATAACAAAATACGACCATAAAATTCAAGTGATAGAATATGATGTACAAGGATCAAGCGGGAGAGCAGGAGTATATAGTCGTATTTTCAGCAGGCTATTACCCAACTGGACAAAAGAAGACGGGTCGTTGCATGACGTAGAGATAAGAAGGCCAGAATGAGAATACAATTTAAAAAAATATTAACTAGTCCTTGGACTGCTCTATTAACCCTAGCGTTAGTAGTGGGCATACGAATCGCAGACCCTACGTTTGTTGAAAGCGTAAGACTACGCTACTTTGACACACTAATCACTAGCAAAGAAGTAACTGTTAACAACATAGTTACTGTAGACATTGATGAAAGGAGCTTAGACAAATATGGACAATGGCCGTTGCCTCGTGCTGAGTATTCCCGAATTGTACGAGACTTATATTCGAGGGGAGCAGGGCTTGTTGTACTTAATGTACTCATGCCAGAACCAGATCGTTCAGGTGGCGACAGTACGCTGGGTCAAACTCTAAAAGAATTTCCTGTAGTGCTAGGTTCAGTTCCTAGTAACAAAACAAAGAACACTCCTCGGGTTCCGGGTAGTGCTGTACTAGGGCCAGAGTTCTTAGATCAGATTGTACAGTATCCGGGACTGATTGCTAACATACCTCAGTTAGAGAACAATGCTGCGGGTGTTGGTATTGTCAGCACACTACCTGAAGTAGACGGTGTTAATCGTCGTATGCCTTTAATTGTCACAGTAGATGGCAAACTATATCCAGCACTAAGTTTAGAAACGCTACGTGTGGCCGCAGGCGATTCCACATTCCAAGTAAAGCTATTTGAAGGCGGCGTTGAGAAAATGCGTATACCCAAGTTTGGTCCTATCTCAACGGATCCACTAGGTCGTGTATGGATTGACTGGAGTCAAGAAAGTCGTAATTTTAGTCTTACCCAACTACCAAAAGACCTAATGGGTGCTATTGTTATTGTTGGACCAACGGCTGCAGGCATTAGCAATCCTGTACCAACAAGTAAGGGCGCAGTATTTCCACATGAAGTACAAGCGGCTGTTATCGGTACAATGGTCAACGGGGTTGTTATACAACGTCCAGATTATGCTGATGGTGTTGAAATTGCTGCATTACTGGCGTTTGGTATTTTACTAATTTTCTTATCGAGGTGGACTTATGTTGGCATTGGTGCTACTGTGGTTATTGTTGGTGCCGTCGTTCCTGGTACTATCTACGCTTTCACTAATTGGCTCATCCTGGGAGACGCGACTGCGCTCGCGGCTGGGCTTGTTATCGTTGCTCTTCATACTTATGGCGTTAAGTTTGTAAGCGAGTTCTTACAGAAGCAGGCAATTAAAAAACAGTTTGCAGGTTACTGTAGTCCGGAAGTTGTTAGACTGTTACAAGAGAATCCAGACCTAATCAAGAAGGGTATTAAGAAAGACGTATCAGTTATGTTCAGTGACTTACGCGGTTTCACTCCAATTGGGGAATATTTTGACAAGCCGGGCAACGGCGGGCCGCAAGGACTAGCCAAGTATATGAACGGCTATATGGATGCTATTACTATTCCTATTATTGACGCTAACGGCATGGTTCTTAAGTATGTAGGTGATGCGAGTATGCACATACACGGTGCTCCGTTAGATGATGACCGACACGCTCACACTATCGTTGCTGTTGGACTAGAGATGTTAGATCGCGTAGATGAGTATACTAAGATAATGGAAGCACAGGGCTTGCCTCCAGCCGCAATGGGTTGGGGTTGTAATACCGGCGATGGCTATATTGGCGAAATGGGATCAACAGCAAGACACGGCTATGACATTCTAGGTGATATGGTTTCAACAGCGGCACGTTTAGAAGCACGTTGTAAGGCCTATGGTGTACTATGTATTATTGGTGCTGAAACATACAACAGAACTAAAGATGATTTCTTCTACTTGTTGTTGGATAATTTACAGCCTAAAGGTAAGACTGTAGCCGACTTAATCTATACAGTCTTGCGTACACGTGGCGTTGACTACACTAGAGATAAAATAGCACACGATGTAATGCACGATTTATATCGACAGAAAAAGTTTGATGAAGCTGCCGCAATGTGTGCAAAGCTAAAAGGCAACTTTGGTGGACAAATGGACAAGTACTACAAGATGTGGATTGAACGTTGTGAGTTCATGAAACAGCAAGATTTGGGTGACAACTGGAACGGCGAGTTCGTGGCACACGAGAAATAATGCCAGTTACTTTATCTGGCGAGTACTACGCGACTCAGTTCAATTGCGCGGACGCCTGAGCAAGCAAACTTGCTCCCGTGACGACAACGGTCCCTAAGGTGGGTTCTTTAAGAGCTACCGCCATTAGCTTCTTTATCGTCACTGGCAGTATGCTTACTATTAATCTGATTCTCGGCTTCTACACGTTCGTATTCAATAGTCTTTCCACGTAAGTGCAGTACTGTGTTTACTTTTTGGTTTAATCGAATTAAGTCGTTGTCTAACATACGAATTCGATCGATGAGTGCAATCAATACAGTATTTGCTTCACTGATAACTGGTTTGACTTCTTTAGTGGCCCATTCCCAAACATACTTGATAATAAAGCCCATTCCAACTGCCATAACAATTGGAAAACCATACTTGTTTACTAATTCTACGACATCCATTATAATATCACCCCTAGGATAAACCCTATTACTAAACCAAACACGCCAGCTCGCCACATGTCACTATCGTGCCATATAGGCTGATTCTTCAAATACTCTTTTGTTGACGGACTTAGACTGTCCCACCATGCTTCATACTTACTCATCGCTATTCACCTTATACCCTCTTGCAAATTGCTCAACAGGATCTAGTTTAACTAACATTTGGCGGCCATTAACATTGACAAACTTAAACACATCTCCGGCACGCCATCCTAATCGGTCGGTATTAAGCTCTTCATCTAACAAAATGCTGTCTGGACGTAGGTCCCAGCTATAATCAAAATGTAACACTATTAATCCCTTCTTGCATCATTTTTGCCGTCTGCACGAGCAATTCGATCAACATCGGGCTTTAAACCCAATGCATTTGATACAATAGTGTCAATACGTACTACATCATGATTCATCGTTTTTACACGATTGTCTAGGGCAATAATGATACCTTTCATACCATTAATAGATCCAAGTACGCCCTGTAACAATAGTTTTATTGTTAGATATACAAAATATCCACCTGCTAATGCCGCTGCCACCGGAAATCCTAGATCTCCGATAATTTTAAAAATATCGCCCATTTTTCGCTCCTAACTTACTGACAATAATATTTAGCTTTAATTTGCCAAAGCGATTGCACTGATAAATACAAGACACTATAATAGTGTTTTAATAGGAAAAAGAGTAAAATGGTAACAGGTAAAGTAAAGTGGTTTAATGATGCAAAAGGTTTTGGATTCATTACTCCCGACGATGGTGGTGCAGATTTGTTCGCACACTTTTCACAGATTAATTCAAGTGGCTTCAAGAGCTTACAAGAAGGACAGAGTGTAAGATTTGAAGTGACTATGGGCATGAAAGGACAACAGGCTAGCAATATTCAGCCTGCCTAAATAAGTATGAAAGCGTATCCATTTATTGTAGCAGTTTTAATTGTTATTCTATTTTGGATACATTTTTATATGTAAGAATAGTTGTAATCCCTTCAAAGTGAAGGCATCTTGGACGGGGGTTCGATTCCCCCCGGGTCCACCAGAAAGTATATTAGCCCGATAAGACACTCTAAAGTCTGAACTGGGAAAACTGAGTTCTAATATACTTCCTACTGGGCCCGACCGGTTTCGACAGGGTGAGATAATAGAGACGGCAACTGAGTAGGCGATGACTCTAAATCAAGCAAATCTAGTAAATGCAAACACATCTACTTTTGAGTATTTCACAGTTGACTTCGACATTTCAGCAATGAATGACGAGCAATTTGAAATGGTTGCCTAAGAAACAACAGCTCTGGGGTTAGTCACCTTATAAACCAATAACTAGATAGGGACTTCGGTCCCTATTCTTTTGACTACATTTTAGCAAACGCAAATAAAAACAAGAAAATAAAGCGAAACGATAGTTGACGCTTTGGGCTTTAGCCCTTATTGACTCTAATAATTTTATACCTCTATCGGCGTTATGCTATATAATATATGACAAATAATTTCGACATATCAGTAATTGCAGAATTTGCCAGAGATAACGAGTATTGTGGGATCCCTGATACAGCAGATGATCTGTACGCTACAGCAAACGCTGTAACTAATCTTATATTAGAACCGTTGGACATTGAAAAATATAATAGACAATGGCCTTGGCATGAACATTGGATAGACCAGCAAGCACAAAGTTTGACTAAATTACAAACGTGGTTGTCGAATCCTCTGAGAAATTTTTCTATATTTTTTCTTCACATGGCAAACTGCGACTGGTTGTCCAGTAGAAATTTTTTAAATTACCTAGCAAATGCAAGCGAACCTGCACCTGATCTAAATTATCTTCTAACAAATATTATCATAACAGCTTACAACGTTGACCCTGAGCTATTACAAGATCAAGAAAGTCTAGCATGCCAACAGGTATTTGCAGACAAGTTGAAAATTTTAGTGAGCACCGACCAAGAATGGCAACGGGTTATGTATCAAGATAATATCAGCATTACAGATATGGGCGGATTTCGTAACACTTTGCTGAATATATACAAAGACGATTTGGAAAATATAGAACCTTGGCAAGACAGCAATAACTATTGGGATATCGGTGGCGGCCATAATACGCCGTGGATCAGCCAGAGATGGAATAAACCGTTTACTAGTTTAGATATTAAAGCACCCAACGACTTTGGAAATGTAACCTTTAGAAAAATAATAGACGCCGAGCAACAACTAGTACACTATCCAAATCAAATGATAAATTTAGTAGGATTGGAATTAGCAGAATACAAAAATAAATTAAACATCCAACCTTGGCAGTACTACGATATTTTTGAACATCAAGTACCTGCTAGTCTAAAGACCACAATAGTCAGCACAGGATTTATTAGTTCTACAATGATGGACTTAAATTATAAAGGCCGGTGGCCTCAATTCCCTGTCTCGAAAGGACTTAAATTGAGTCCCCCTGGGCCATACGTAAAAGTAATGAGTCTCACTGCCGTGCTGGGATGTGTGCAACTAGCTCATCGGGGCTGTGATCTAGAATTAATCACAGTAAGTCGTCCTTCGATGTATGCCACAGCAAGGCGAGTAGTACATCTGAGATGGCAGCAAGGTAAATTAATTCTAAATCATAGTACGCCTCATAACACAGACTCTACTAACCACACAGGCATTGCTCAAATGACTCGAGAAGTTAAAGAATTCAGAAGAAACAAAATAGTACCTACAACTAAATTTTGGGATAAAATCGATATTTAAAAAACCTATTAGCTTTATAAAAAAATATTAGTCAAAATCTATGGAAGTTGCTTGATCTATAGGTTAAATAAAAGTACAATACATACATGAACAATAGTTCTTGTAAGTTTTTCATTCACACACAAAGGAGATAATATGAAAACAGTTGGCGATAAATTAGAAAAATTCGTAGTCACAGGCGTTAAGCCAGGACAACCAGAAGATGCGTTCTTTGACATCACAGACGAATCATTCCCAGGCAAGTGGAAAGTAATCGTTTACTACCCAAAAGACTTTACATTTGTATGCCCAACAGAAATCGTAGCATACGACAAGTTGACAGGCGACTTTGCCGATCGTGATGCGGTATTGCTCACAGGCAGCACAGACAATGAGTTCTGTAAAGTTAGCTGGCAAACGGCCCATGCAGATCTAAAGAAGATTACACACAATCAGTTTGCCGACACACAACGTGGTGAGTTGAGCTTGATTGAGCAACTTGGCGTATTCTATGCTCCAGCAGGTGCTGCACTTCGCGCAACATTCATCGTTGATCCAAACAACGAGATCCAGCACGTTACAGTTAATAACTTGAATGTTGGTCGTAGCCCAGAAGAAACACTTCGTGTCCTCGATGCGCTACAAACTGGCGAACTGTGTGCTTGCAACCGTACTGTAGGCGGAGAGACTCTATAATGGCATTCATCGACGCAGTTAAATCAGCGTTGCCAGACTACGCAAAAGACACCAAGTTAAATCTTGACGCTGTGCTAGTGCGTAGTACATTAGATGCTGATGTGGCCATGGGTTGTGCTGTAGCCGCACTCGCTGCAACTGGTAACGGAAAAGTACTTGCTGTTATGTTAGCTGACGCTCCAGTGCATGCCGAATCGGCAATGACAGCCGCAAGTATTATGGCACAGAATAACGTTTGGTATCCATTCGTTGAGATGGCAGATGATCCGCAACTAAAAGGCTTGCCGGCACAGTTACGCATGAATGCTATTGCATCACATGGTGGAACTACCAAGGCAAACTTTGAAGCGTTCAGTCTTGCTGCTAGTATTGTGGGCAAGTGTCACTTCTGTGTTAAGGCACACTACGAGACATTGAAGACAGAAGGCTACACAGTTGAACAACTTCGTGACATCGGTCGTATTGCCAGTGTGATGAACAGCGTTGCAAAAGTTTTAAACAGTTAATACTTTAGTGTGGTGTTTTTTATTTTGTTGTAAAAACACCACATTATCACATCGGTCTTGACAAAAGATATAAATAAAACTATAATAGAAAGACTGTTAAGGAATTCCTTTACAAAAAATTATTTGCCAGTTTGCAAATAGTAGTTGACAAGAAGAACTAATTACAGTACAATAGAGACAAGTTAGCAAACAATGTAACTTTCTAGCGTTGTAAAAATACAACAAAAGAAATTTCAAAAGTAGTTGACAGTAGAGTTGAAAGACGCTACAATAAGAACAAGTTAGCAAGCAAGGTGAGCAAGTTAAAATTTATTTTTAACAAGTTAGCCAAAAGTTGTTGACAAGGGTGTTGAAAGACACTATAATTGATACATACGCTACACAATGTAGTGTATAAATTTTAAGAGATTAACGAGAAAACAAAATGAACGCAATTTGTAATTTTAGACAATTTAATTCTATAGCCAAACAGGCAGGACTAATGTCCGCCGTGTGGTTAGCGATTAATAGTCTGCATTCAGATCGCACACCGGAGGGCTATTTTAGCTCGGGGTTCTTGGAGGGAAGTGGTTATGCTTAATTAAGCAAAAACTACTAAAACTTTTAGAACCCTAGGATTAAAACCCTGGGGTTTTTTGTTTTCCGCAAGGAAAAATGATAGATTTGAAGAGACAAGCAGAGTTTACTAGAAAGCATACGCTTAGTCCAGAGCAACTTAAAAAATTGCTCGAAGACAAGATGGCTCGTGCTAGACAGTATTACGAAGCAGATAGAAAGCGCGGGATTGCTCAAGGGTGATCGTGGACCGCAAAGTGTGAATATACAGGTAACGAGGACCTGACAGCGCACTATAAACAAGCTGTAAACGGGCGGACTAGTGGATGGCTTATCCTTGTGTGGATAAAAAAATACTAGTTATATTAAAGCGTACTCCAAAACTAGAATGTTTAGGGGACAAGGCCACAAGCCGAGTGCGTTTTAATATACACATTCCCTTTCGCTCCTTTGACGAGCGTCAAAACGCATAGCGGGGAGTGTGTTAATTGTTAAATAAAGCATGGATATTGTTTTGTTAAATTCTGGACCGAAGAGTCCGCCTGGATTTCAGGCCGGTGGCCGTCTTTGTGTGTATAGAACATTGGGTCCTTACAAAGTTGCACATTCGTGCAGACTCTCGGGATTTTCTGTAAAAGTGATTGATCACGTACTTCACTTTACACAGAGTGAGTTACTTTCTGCATTAAAAAAGTGTATTGATTCTAAAACATTAGTTTTAGGCATTAGTACAACATTTATTGCAGGGATTGACAGTATGCCGCATTATATCATTAATGCCGTTGCAGCTATATCAAAAGAATATCCAAATCTTAAGATAATTATGGGAGGGTATCATACAGTTATTTCAAAAACTATAACTGAGTTTGATACTTATGCTGTAATTAATCAATATGGTGAGGACATTTTTAAAGATGTAGTTAATTTTATTGCAGGAAAAACTGCTGAACCTAAATTTACAATTGACTTTAACACAGTTTCGAATAAAATGATTCGTGTTTATAGTGAACCGTTGTTTCATACTCATAATATAGAAACAGATGCATTTAGGTTTCATCCCGACGATACAATAGTGGCAGGAGAAACACTGCCACTAGAGATAAGTAGAGGTTGCATTTTTAAATGTAAATTTTGTAATCATTTACTACTAGGTCGTGGAAAGTTAGATTATCTTAGAAACTTTGAATTAGTCAAAGAAGAATTAATCTACAATTATACTAACTGGGGTACAACATCGTATTACATAATATGTGATACATTTAATGACACAGTTTATAAAATGTCTGAATGGCATAAGATGATATCATCCTTACCTTTCAAAATAAAGTATACTGCATATCTAAGAGCTGACTTGTTAGACAAGTTTAGAGATGTTCCTTACATGCTTCAAGAAAGCGGACTAGTTTCTTGTTTTCACGGCATTGAATCCTTAAACAGAGAGTCTGCATTGTTAATCGGAAAAGGATGGAGTAGTACCAACGCAAAAACCTTCATTCCGGAGTTATATCATAACATTTGGAAAAACGATGTAGCACAAACACTTAGTTTTATAGTTGGATTACCTGGAGATACTAAAGAAAATAATTTAGATACAGTTAATTGGTTTATTGACAACGACTTGTATCATATTTTGTTTCAGCCTTTAGGACTTACAGCAAATAAAGAACTAAAAAATTTAAGTGAGTTTGAAAAGAATTCAGAAAAATACGGATACACTTTTGATGAAGGTGTAACTGGTTACGGTAATTGGAAAAACAATTACTGGTCACATGATGAAGCAAGCAATTTTGTTAACACAGTGATTAATCCGAAACTGCTAAGACAACGATCTATATATTCTTCCTGGCTAATAGCTCAATACTTAGGATTAGGGATACACGAAGACTTTTTTAAAAATAAAAGTAGACGAGTTCCTGATAATATTACAGAAAAGTATTTAAAAGATTACAAATCATTGTTAATAAGTTAATTGGAGCTTGTCCCCCATTGCCGGCTGTAACCCGGTAGCCATTGTCAAGTGGGGTGGCTGGCAAGTGGTTCGATTCCATCAGGCTCCACCAAGTTTTTGAAAGTTGTCTGCGAAATGCTATAAGGAAGCGACAGGTAGAACCTATCCTTGGCAAGTAACGAACTTTCACTGGAGTAGAAGCATCAATGGTGATGCAGTGGACTGTAAATCCGCCGCCTTCGGGCACGCCTGGTTCGATCCCAGGATACTCCACCAAATTTATCGCTGTAGTATAATGGATAATACACTACGCTACGAACGTGGGAATTGTGGTTCGATTCCATACAGCGATACCAAACAAGGGCCGTGAGATTGTATCAAGACGATCGGCGCTGGAGCACCTACCCAGCACAAATTTTTAGGATGCTAACAGCAACTTTTAACTTTTATGGTAAAAAGAAAATGCATCCTGTTTTATTACACTGTCGTCGTCTAGTGGCTAGGACGCTACCCTTTCAAGGTGGAGAAGCGGGATCGATACCCGTCGACAGTACCAACATGCCGTTGTAGCTCTCTGGGAGGGTAACTCGTTGTCTGCGAGACTTAGGTGGGTTCGATTCCCATCAGCGGCGCCAGAGCAAATAATGGAACTGGTAGGATCATCCATTCAATGTTTGTTAGTTTCAATGGGTGCTATAGAAACTATCGCAAAGTGAAAACTTTGCTGTACATGAGCAAGCATGGTGTATGCGCCTCACTGTTAATGAGGAATGAGCTAGGTTCGATCCCTAGATGTACAGCAAAGTTTTTATGGGGGCAGTAATGGGTTACGGCGTTGCCTTGCAAGCATCGTGACTAGAAGGGTTCGATTCCCTCGGCCTCCACCAAATTTATAGAGAGTTGCGCGAGTGGCTAAAGCGTCCTGTTTGCTAAACAGTGAGTTGGAAACGGCACAAGGGTTCGAATCCCTTACTCTCTGCCAAATTAATGGAAGGTTGTCCAGCCGGGGATGCTGGCCCTGTTTTGAACACAGGTGGAGGCAGTGATGCCCAGGGTTTCGATTACGCCATCCTTCCGCCAAGTTTTATATGCCTCTAGTGTCAATGGCAGCACGACGGTTTCCAAGTCCGTTTGACAAGGTTCGAGTCCTTGGGGGTATGCCAGTTAATGCGGGTTGTTTGTGGAATACGTTTGGCCTTCCAAGCCGAAAGATGCAGGTTCGAACCCTGTAGCCCGCTCCAATATGCTTCGGTAGTTTAATGGCAGAACTTTGCTTTTACATAGCAATGATGAGGGTTCGATTCCCTAACGAAGTACCAATTATCTCTGTGTAATGTCAATCTGGTAGACGGCCTGATCTGGAGTCAGGAGGCTGTAGGTTCGAATCCTACCATGGAGACCAATACAATGCAACTTTAGCTGATGTGGTCATAGCGGCGGTTTGAAGCACCGTTGAAAGAGGTTCGATCCCTCTAGGTTGCACCAATTTTAGGATGTTAACAGCAAATTTATACACTAGACTTTTAATCTAACCAGTAAAAATACATCCTGTTTTATTTTAATCAATGTTCAAAGGAGAACGACATGAAACGTGCTAAACGATAGTGTCATCCTAGACCCCCGTATGGTCCTGGATGGCACGTGAAAGAAAATCTATTACGAATCATCCACAGCTGGCGTTTAACGGTAGCGTACTCGGCTCTTAACCGATGAGGTGTCAGTTCGAATCTGACGCTGTGGACCATATGGGGGTGAAACTTTAAGGTGAAGTAACCGGCTTTTAACCGGTAAAATTCGGATCGTTCCCGAACACCCCTACCATATAAAAACACATTTAACTCCAAACATAGTTAGAGTACTAGGAACGGCCACCTTCTAGGAAAACGGCATAAGTGTGTTTCTATATGGTAGTTTAACTCCGTGGTTAACTCCACCAGACCGACACGATTCGCTCGTATCGAAGTAAAGAGCTACCATATAAAAACATATTTTGTGAAAAAGAATTCCGAGATAAATCGGTAAGTAGCCTAGTGTGTTTCTATATGGTAAAGTAGCATAATGGTTGTGCAACACCTTCATACGGTGCCCGGTGTGAGTTCGAATCTCACCTTTACCACCATTTTTAGGATAGTAACAGCAAAACA